ATGAGGGTTATGTTGATTCTTATGAAAACGCACTTTATGTTCTTGAATCACTTTCGGAGTCTGATGTTCAAGATGTTGTTGAGTCCTATCTAGTTGAAGAAACTGAAATCGTTGATCTTTATGATGTAGTTCTTGAGCATCTTCTTGATGAAGGTTATGCGGACACTGTTGAAAATGCAGAAGTAATCATGACGAATATGAGTGAAGAGTGGAGAGATGAAATTGTTTTTGAAGGATTCAAGAAAATGAATCGTGCAAAAATCGAAAAGCAAGCAAGAAGACTTGGTGGTGATAGAGGAGATGTTCTACGTGCCGTTGCCGACAAAATGGATACTGAAGTTGAGCGTAAGTATTCAACAAGACAGGCAAGATTAAATAGAGCCGGAGGATCTGGAAGTGAATATAGAAAGAACCAAGAACTTAGAGCAAGAGATGATGCAAAGGCAGATTTCAAGAAGTATGGTCTTCGCTGATTGAAAACATAAAAATTAAAGAGGGTTTAATTACCCTCTTTTTTTTATATTTTAGGAAGGGGATATATCTCAGTTGGTAGAGCGCCTGCTTTGCACGCAGGAGGTTTCATCGGTTCGAACCCGATTATCTCCATAAATACAAAAGATTGATAAAAAATAAATATAAGTATATAAAAAAATAGTATGAAACGTTTCTTCCAATTTTTGTCTGAAGCAAGAGAATCGCAGGCATCATTGCAAGCGAAAAAACTTGGTCTGGTTGGTGATGGTCATGGAGGATGGTTGGATCGTGGTGGAAAACAAGTAGCAAGAACTGAGGGTGGGAAGTTAAAGTTTCTTGATGGTAGGCAAAAGTCCGCTCCAGAAGAAAAAGGCGCAAAACAAGCAACTGGTCCAGCATCAATGCCACAGGGACAACAAGCAGTCGCTCCAGTTTCACGCCCCCTTCCACCACAAGCATCTCCAGAAGAGCAAGAACCAGAGGAAAAACCAACTCTCACAATTGTATTGGGAAGGTTTAATCCGCCTACAATTGGACATGATAAAACATTTAATATTGCCAAAAAAGTTTCTGTTGGCGGCGACTTAAAAATATATCCATCAAGAACTCAAGATCCAAAGAAAAATCCATTGAATCCTGAAGTTAAAATTCAATACATGAGAATGATGTTCCCTGATTATTCTGATAATATAATTGATGACCCTGATATGGAAAGTATTTTTGATGTATTAATTACTGCTTCTGAGGATGGGTATGGAACTGTAAATATTGTTTGTGGATCTGATCGTCATGGTGAGTTTGAAAATTTATCTCAAAGATATAACAAAGAATTATATAATTTTGACTTGATTCGTGTTGTATCTTCGGGAGTTAAGGATACTGAAGCTGAAGGGGCAATGGGAGTGTCTTCTTCAAAAATGAGAAAAGCGGTGATTGATAATGACTTCTCAACATTTAGAAGAGGAACTCCCAAAACTCTTAGTAATGCCGAAACTCAATCTCTGTTTGATCAAGTAAGACAGGGAATGAAAATTAAAAAAACAAAAACCCAAAAAGAAAATTATAACCTTTGGGAAATAGCTCCAAAACTTGATGTTCAAAATCTTCGTGAGAATTATATTTCTGGAAAAATATTCAATGTTGGAAATATTGTAGAAAATTTGAATACTGGATTGGTTGGAGAAGTCATACGTAGAGGAACTAATTATTTAATTTGTGTTACTAAAGAAGGTTATATGTTTAAGTCTTGGATCAAAGATTTAATGGAATATACTGAAGTTAAAATGGATTCGCCGATGAGAGACAAAATTCATCCCAATACTCTTGTTGGAACTTTAGGTGCATTTAAACATTATGCAAAAATGACACCAGGTGTAATTGGAACAAATAGTCAATACCTTCAAAAAGGTGGTAAAGCATATGGAGTCAATTTTATAAATAAATATAAGGCAAAAAAAGCAAGCACTCGTTAAGATGACTAATAATCACGTAAAAGATATATCCAGAATTTATCTGGACCAAATTGTTGGTGAAGCATTAGATCCTGTTGGAAAAGAGGACGCTGATATTGACAATGATGGTGATCATGATAAGTCTGACAAGTATCTTCGTAAACGTAGAAAAGCAATTGGTAATGCAATTGCTACTCAAAAAGAGGCATTGGATCCTGTAGGTAAAGAAGATGATGACATCGATAACGATGGTGATGTTGATAAGTCTGATGCTTACTTAAAGAATCGTAGAAAAGTTCGCTCAAAAGTAATCGCAAAAGAAGGTTATTCAAACTGGAGAGAAGATCTAATTGAGGTTGTTGATAAAATCTCAAAAGATAGGAGTAAAGATGTAAAAATTACTGAAAAGCAAATTAATAATAAAATTGATATAAATCCAAAACTTAATCTTGGTGAAAGAGTTGATCAACTTGGAGGAATTCTTCTTGAAATGTCTGAAATCGAAGACTTTGAAGGAGTTTTTGGTGATCTATCCGAATCTGAAATTTTCTTGCTATCTGACCAATTAATTGAAGAAGTAGTAGAAGAAGTTTTTTATGAGTGCCTTGAAGAAGGATATGATCTTCAAGATGTAGAAAATACTTTATTAGAATCTTTAGAAATTTCATCTGCGATTTTAATCGAAGCAAAAGTTACTTTAGGACATGACACTAAAATAAAAAATGATAAATTAGAAAAAGTAAAATCTATAGTTAAATCAGTAAGTAAAAAATTAGGTGCTGGATATAAGAGAGAGAGACATGGTGAATCTGAATCTTCATCAGGTTCTGGTTCTTCAAGACCCGGATTGCTTGGAAGAATAGGATCTGCACTTAAAAGTGGACTAAAGAGAGTGGTTCGTGGCGCAGGATATACTACTGGACTTGTTGCAAGAGGAGCAAAGGCAACAAAAAGAGAATTTGGTGCCGGGTATGAAAGAGGATCAAAAGGAAAAGGAAAGGAAAATCCAAGTGCTGTGCATTCAAAAGTAGGAGTAAGGTCTGCAAATCTACGTAGTGGTATTGGTGGTGGTAAAAGAGTAGAAGTTGCAGGAGAACGTAAAAAAGAAGAACCAGTTCAAAGAGTTTCTGTTAGAGATGTGACTCCACCAAAACCAAAACCAGAATCAAAAGCACCCGCAGGAACTTCTGAAAATCCAAGAGTAGGGCAACCCGCATCAGATAAACCAAAACCAAAACCAGAACCAACAGTAAGAACAAGAACAAGAACAGTATCAACTAAAGGATTTGGTAGTTTCAAACCATCATCAAGTGGAGAAGAGGCATATCAGAAGGAAAAAGAAAAGCAAGAAACTGCAAAGAGTGCAAAGAAATCAAGAACTAGATCGTCTAGTAAGAAGAAATCAAAAGAACCAAATCCAAAAAAACCTGGAGCACCTTCATTAGATGATCTTCTAAAGTCTGAAGAATTTGAACTTGATGAAAAAACTTTAACTGCTGCCGAGACTAAACAAAAAGAAAGAATTGTAAAGTCGATGAAAGATAAATCATCAGATTTTGAAAAGAGATACCCTGGTCGTGGTAAAGAAGTTATGTATGCTACTGCTACCAAGATGGCAAAGAAAATTGCTGAGCAGGCAATGGAAATTCAACCAAAAACGCAGCAGCAGTCTGGTCATCAAAATGTTATGCAAAAAAAGGTAGCACAGCAAAAAGATAGACAAAAGCAGCAGGAAGTTCAAATTCTTCAAAGAAAACTTCAAGCACTGAGATCTGCTCCTAAAGGCGTAGATACTGGTATTACAGCTTGAATTCCTAAATAGAGAAGGATATTTTTTATAGGAGGTCATTATGGGAGTATTAGTAGAAGTTGTAAAACCACTTCTTTTAGCGGCAATGAATTCTTGTCATACAAAGAGACTTGTTTGTGAACTTCTTGATCGTTATGTGAATACCACTGACAATGATATTGACAATGTAGTTGCCTCAACGGTAAGAACTGCACTTCTTAGAGATTGTAAGTGATTAATTTTTTAGTTTAGACTATTCTAAACAGTAAAGGAGACCGAAAGTAGGGTCTCCTTTTTTTATAAATAATTTTTAGCAAATAACTTTTTAAGGTAAAGAGAATGGCACTCTGGGGTAATAACGATTCTGTTTATTCTGCTGGTACAGTTGCAGTAAATTACAACACCCTTGTTGTTACTGGAACTGGAACTACTTTTGATACCAATGGTGTTGCCGTTGGTGACGTAATTCAAATTGGTGCTGGGTCTACTTTTGGCGAAGCTGTAATTGTTGGAGTCAGCAGTGCAACTCTATCAATTGCATCAACTCAGTTCTTAAGTGGCGCTGCTATTTCTAGTGCAGTTTATAACATTAACGAACAACCAAAGTATGCTCTTGGAGTTGGAAATACCTATAGAGGTAGCACTAATCCATCTTTGGTTTATGGTGTTGATGCAAATGAAGTTAGCGTTGCCTCAACAACCGCATATGCAGTTACTCACAGTGGATGGGTTGCAGTTGGAGCTACTTACATTGATGCTGAAGGCAATCTAAGAGTTAAGCATGAGGTTCTGGTTGCTGGTGGTATCAACACTACATCTGATGCTAACGACGACGCAATCTTCCTTCCTTGATGGATAATATATGATTTTTAATGAGTTGAATGAGGATAATTTCCTTTTGTTCGCAATTAAGTATTATGAAAATCCTCAGGCAGTAACTAAGGAAGATTTTGAAAAAGATCTAAATCATTTTAAGTATATTAAAAGATTATTGAAACGATATAAGAATACTGGTCAGTTAAAAACTCATCTACTTCTTAATCATTTTATTATTCTTTATAATATTTTTGGGGAGGCAACAACTCCAATGCTTTTTTATAAGATTGAAAAAGAGTTGTGGTCTGCGATGAAGACTTTTATAATCTTCCTTGGAAAATTGCCTGAATATCCAAAATGTTATATACATGATATTCAAGTTGATATCTATTGTCTTTCTGAACTCTATAAAATCTACAATGGAAAAGAAGAAAATTGATAAAGTCGTTGAAGCATTTCGCAATTATATAAATTTGAAAGAAGAAATGATGACGACTCAAAGCTCTCCCGGCAAACCTGGATTTAGTTCAGATGCCGATGATCAAGGACCAACCGCAGGCAGAAGTCCAAAAATGTTTTTTTTAGCAAGAACATTTGCCAAAACTTATGCTAAAGGTGGTCCTGGGTCTCGTAAAAAATGGTTAGATTATTTAAAAAATAAATAATATTAATACTACTTGAGGTATTTGTTTCATGTAAAAAGTAGTATGAAACTAATAACCTCAAAAAAATGTTCAATCAAAATACCTCCACAGATACTAAAATCGCTGTTTTAGAAGAAAGACTTTCTTCTTATGAATTAATGATAAAAAAAATTGATGAAGCAATCCAGATAATGGGAAAGACGAGTCAAAATATCAGCAAAATGCTTGCAGTCCATGAAGAAAAGATCGAACAATGCCACAAATCGGATGACAATATCAGTAAATTGATAGAAGAATTAAAATCCGAAAATAAAACTTCCCATGAGGCAGTAATTGTAAGAATAGAAAAGGTAGAAAATAAGTTAGAAGAATTTGCAAAATATAGATGGATCATTCTTGGAGTATTCGCAGTTATTTCTTTTGCAATGTCTCAATCCCATATGGTTGTAGATATTTTGACTCCAGATGCTCAGCAAGTTCAAGTAAAAAATAAATAATTAAGTGTTGGCATAGAGTGCCAATGAAAACTAAAAATAAGACAACAATCTATTCCCTCCAAAAAATAACAAATTCGGTTATAAAATGGACCGCACTTATAACCGTTTTATGCGTTGACAAGACCCAGTAACCTGGTATAATAAGTAGACTCCCCCCTCAGTGTATTGTCATGGATTTTGTTGATGTTAAATACATCAATTTGATTTCTGTAAGATTTCAAAAATTTAAAAAGGTAAAGCATAATCTTTATAATTTTCGTTGCCCTATTTGCGGAGATTCTCAAAAGAACAAAAATAAGGCAAGAGGATATCTTTACCAAGTAAAAAATAATACAAATTTCAAATGTCACAATTGTGGAATTAATATATCTTTCAATAATTTTTTGAAGCAGATTGATACTTCTGTGTATAAACAATATACTTTTGAGAAGTTTAAAGAGGGACACACGGGGAAAAATTTCACTGTAGATGAACCTGTATTTAAGTTTGAATCACCTAAGTTCAACCCAAAATTAAATCTACCAAAAGCATCTACAAACCCTGACGCAAAAAAGTATTTGGAAAATAGAAAAATAAATCCAGATAACTATTATTACGCCGAAAAATTTAAGGAGTGGACTAACTCTCTTCGCCAAACATTCGACAGCACAGATAAAGATGAACAAAGGATTATTATTCCTTTGTTTTATCAAAATAATCTAGTCGGATTTCAGGGAAGAGCACTTGGTCCCAGCAAGGTCAAATACATCACTATAATGCTTGACGATGACGCACCAAAAATCTATGGTCTTGATAAAGTCCAAAAAAGTGAAACTGTCTACATCACCGAAGGTCCGTTCGATTCAACCTTCATTCGCAACGCAATTGCTTTGTGTGGAGCTGATGGTGATGTTACTAAGTGGGATATTCGTGATTGTGTTTGGATATACGATAACGAACCACGTAATTCAGAAATCCTATCAAGAATTTCCCGAGTTATCGAAGATGGACAAAAAGTTGTCATCTGGCCTTCAACAATAAAAGAAAAGGATATTAATGATATGGTTTTATCTGGACTTGATGTTCAGTCTGTGATAAAATTAAATACTTACTCTGGATTAGAAGCAAAACTTAAATTTACTACCTGGAAGAAAATATGAGCAACGGTACAAAGGTTAAAAAGCGTGATGGTCGAATTGAGTCTCTTGACCTAGACAAGATGCATTTAATGGTCGAAGAGGCATGTAAGGGTCTTGCGGGCGTCTCTGCGAGTCAAGTTGAAATGACTTCTGGTATTCAATTTTATGATGGAATTACGACAGAAGAGATTCAAGAAATTTTGATTCGTTCTGCCAGCGATCTGATTGATTTGGACCATCCAAATTATCAGTATGTTGCTGCTCGTTTGCTTCTCTTTGCAGTTCGCAAGCAACTTTATGGGAAAATGAAAGAACTTCCCACCCTAGAACAACACATTTATCAGTGTGTTAATCATGAAGTATATGATAATGATATCTTTAACAAGTACTCTCAAGAAGAGATTGTACGTGCTGATAATTTTATTGATCATGATCGCGACTATCTCTTTACCTATGCAGGTCTACGACAAGTAGTTGATAAGTACCTTGTGCAAGATAGAAGTGGTGGTGGTGTATATGAAACACCGCAGTTTATGTACATGATGATTGCTCTGACCATCTTTGCAGAGTATCCAAAAGAAACACGTCTCTCCTATGTAAAGAGGTATTATGACGCAATCAGCAAGCACAAAATCAACATTCCAACTCCCATCATGGCAGGAGTTAGGACACCACTCAGACAATTTGCTAGTTGTGTTCTTGTTGATGTTGATGACACCCTCGATTCTATCTTTAGCAGTGATATGGCTATTGGTAGATACGTTGCACAAAGGGCGGGTATCGGTATCAACGCGGGTCGAATCCGTGGCATCAACAGTAAAATCAGAGGGGGAGAAGTTCAACACACGGGTGTTGTACCATTTCTCAAGAAGTTTGAAGCAACTGTCAGATGTTGCACGCAAAATGGCATACGAGGTGGATCTGCGACAGTCCACTTCCCCATCTGGCACCAAGAAATAGAAGACATTCTTGTTCTTAAAAACAATAAGGGTACGGAGGATAATCGTGTTCGTAAACTTGATTACAGCATTCAAATCAGCAAACTCTTCTATGAGAGGTTCATTCAGGATGGTGAGATCACGCTTTTCTCCCCTCATGATGTACCTGGACTTTATGATAGTTTTGGACTCCCTGAGTTTGACGCTCTCTACGTACAATATGAAAAAGATCCGTCCATTAAGAAAAAAACTGTTAAAGCGCAAGAACTCATCCTTAGTCTTCTTAAGGAACGTGCGGAAACGGGTCGCATCTACATTATGAATATTGATCACTGCAATTCTCACTCTTCCTTTAAGGATAAAGTTGAGATGAGCAATCTTTGTCAGGAAATCACACTTCCAACATATCCTATTCAACATATCGATGATACAAGTGGTGAGATTGCATTGTGTATTCTTTCGGCAATTAATGTTGGTAAAGTAAAGTCTGATGAAGAACTTGAAGAACTCTGCGAACTTTCTGTTCGTGGTCTTGATGAGTTGATTGATTATCAAAAATACCCAGTAGAGGCAGCAGAAATCGCCACTAAGGCACGTCGCTCCCTTGGCATAGGATTTATTGGTCTAGCACACTATTTGGCAAAACTTGGGTTTAATTATGATTCTCAGGAAGCTTGGGATGCAGTTCATGGACTTTCTGAGTCATTCCAATATTATCTTCTGAAAGCATCCAATCAACTTGCTAAGGAAAAGGGTTATTGTAAATACTTTGGTCGCACAAAATATTCTGATGGCATTCTTCCAGTTGATACTTATAAAAAAGACGTAGACGAAATTACTACTAACCAACTGCAACATGATTGGGAAAATCTTAGGACATCTATCCTGGAACACGGTCTCAGGCACTCAACATTGTCCGCACAGATGCCATCGGAGAGCAGTTCCGTTGTGTCAAATGCAACCAATGGAATCGAACCTCCTCGTGGATTCTTGTCCGTTAAGAAGAGTAAAAAGGGACCGCTCAAACAGATTGTTCCGCAGTATCATGCCCTTAAGAACAATTATACGCTTCTTTGGGATATGCCTAGCAATCGTGGTTATATTAACATTGTTGCTGTGATGCAAAAATTCTTTGACCAAGCGATTTCTGGGAACTGGTCTTATAATCCAGAGAATTATCCCGATAATGAAGTTCCCGTGTCAGTGATGGCACAAGACTTTCTTACTTGTTGGAAATATGGCTGGAAAACAGCATATTATCAAAACACCTATGACATTAAAACTGATGAGGTAGTAGAAGAACCAAAACAAGACCTTCAATCACTTCTTCAAGAACTTTCTGGTGCCGAAGAGGAAGATTGCGAAAGTTGTAAAATTTGACGAAAGTGTAAAGACCTGTTATTATAAATAGTAATAGGTCTTTGTTTTATCTTATGGAAGGTCGCATTTATCTAATAACTAATAAAATAAACAATAAGAGATATGTCGGTAAAACCATAAAATCTTTATCAACAAGATTTTATAATCACTGCTATGCTTCTAAAACTGGTTCAACCACTTATTTTCATAAAGCAATACGAAAGTATGGTGAGGATAGTTTTATTATTGAAGAGTTAGATAGATGCGATACTGATATTCTTGGTGAAAAAGAAATTGAGTGGATTTCTTCATTAAAACCAGAATACAACCAAACTCTTGGTGGTGATGGAGGAATTCTTGGATACTCTCATACAAAAGAAACAAAGGAACTTTTATCGTCAAAAAGAAAAGGAAAATTTCTTGGAGAAGAAAATCCATTCTATAATCAAACACATACAGAAGAACAAAAGAAGAACTGGAGTAAAATGAGAAAAGGACAACCATCTCCTTGTGGATTTTCTGGAAAATCGCATAAAGAAGAAAGTAAATCTAAAACTTCTCAAACACTTAAAAACAATCCAAATGTAAAAAGAACCAAAGTATTTCAGTATGATATTGAAGGAAACTTTTTAAGAGAGTTTCAATCTATTAGTGATGCTGCTAAATTTGTAGGAACTAATCCTTCTAACATCAAATATACTTGTGAAGGAAAATTTAATCATTGTAAAGGATACAGATGGAGTTATGAAGAGTTATGAAAGTTAAACACCTAAAAGAAGCACTTTTACAATATCCTGATGATATGGAAGTCCTGATTATATACAAGGATAATTATGGTGAGAATATTGAGGATGAGTTCGCAATCTTCCAGTCCTCAATCAATCACTGTAATTACACCACAAAGTGGCAGAGTAATATTGACTATTATTCATTTACTGAAGAAATTTGTGATTATTGTGATGAGTTTGATGGTAAAAAGCAGGATGTTCAAATTACTATGAATAAAAAAGATGTTTTGATTATTGAGGTTTAATTATGAAATCCAAATATTTTTTAGAGGTAAATAGAATGTGTGAATTAAGTTCAGTAGAGGAGGGAGAGTGTGAATCCTGTGCAGTTTAAAATTTCTTCAACAGAAGAATCTACAAATATTAAGGGAATGACAGTTTTTAACACCGAAAAAGTAGATACCAAAAAGCAACCTATGTTTTTTGGAAAACCTCTTGGAATTCAGAGATACGATTCATACAAGTACCCAATTTTTGATAAACTAACTACTCAGCAACTTGGATACTTCTGGAGGCCCGAAGAGGTCTCCCTTCAGAAAGATCGTGGTGATTATCAAACACTTCGACCTGAACAGAAGCACATCTACACTTCTAATCTGAAGTATCAGATTATGCTTGACTCTGTTCAGGGTCGTGGTCCTGGTATGGCATTTATTCCATACTGCTCACTTCCTGAACTGGAAGCGTGTATGGAAGTATGGGGATTTATGGAGA